AGATAAACTTATTACATTGAACAAAAGGCGTAATGAGTTACTTGATAAAGAAACGCCTGAGGTTAAGAAGGCTTTTGCTCCATACACTACTAGAGATGGTAGGCAGAAATATCTTGAAGAACTTTTCGGGACAGTTAACGTAGGAGAGAAAGTTGGTATAGAAAAAGATGCTGCTGAATCTGCAAAGATTATAGAAAGTGAAATAGTTCCAAAATCTATAGCTGATTATGCAAATCAAATAATTGCAAATAAATCTCAAGAGAGATCAGCTTTAAATGAGCAGCCAAAAGCAAGAACTCCTGATGAAGAACATAACTTAAGACAGATTGAAGATTATGTAAATTATGTAAAGACTTATATAAATAATAGTTTTAATCCTGAAGAAAGAAAGATTATTGAAAATTATTGGCAGGGTGTTAAAAAGGAATTGAATCTTCGACAGGAAGAAATGACTCCTGGGACGGAAGCATTCATGAGGAAGAAATTCTTTGAGACGAAACTTAATGAGATTGAAGGTAATGTCAAAAGTGATACAGCAGCTCAAGCTGGAGCAAAGCAAAATATTGTTCCATCTTTAGCTGAACAAAATAAACGCCAGGTATGGTTTCAACAAATTGCCAAAGATCTCGGAGATGTTCAGTCAGTAAATAGGCAGGCAGTTCAAACAGAAATTCCTAGAAACTTGCCTGGAGGTTTGCAGAGTGGGTTCACTAATGAACGGCAAGTAGCAGGTGCCCCACAGTTTCAAGTAGGTGAAAATCAAGAAGCCTTAGGTAAAGTAAAGCTTGAAGCCATTAAAAAGACTTTTCCAAATCAAACAATTACTCAGCATGAAAATGGTTCAGTATCTGTACAGTTCAAGAATGGCCAAGGCTTAACAATTAATAGCATCCAGGCTGCTGGACAAGACCTTGTTAAGTTAGCAATTGAAACTGGACAGATGTCAAAGAATGGAAAGATCCTTGGCATTACGATAGGAAATGAAATTCTTCTTGATGAAAACTTTGCAGACAATAAGACTCTTTGGCATGAAAACAAGCATGTCCTTGACAACTTGGGATTGATTACAGAAGCAGATGATAGCTCATTGAATAAGGAGTTTAACAAGCTGCGAAAGGCAGGCAAGCTTGATTTTGCTCTTAGTACTCACAAAGATCCAAAGCAGCGAATGGTTGAAAATCGTGCAAACATGTTTGCTCAGATTATGGTCAACAGAGCTGATTATCGCAACACTGCGTTTGGTAAAGTAATTCAGCGAGTAATGGACTTCTTTCAGCAATTGCTATCATTTGGTAAGCAAACTGTTTCTGGATTAGCTCGTGATGTAGAAAGTGGAAAGATTTATGAGCGTCAAGTAAATGGACAAAGTGTTCAAGTTACTGTTCCTCAGGCTGAGGCACTCCGTGAGGGTATGCCTATGTTCGAGGTTCGTGAATCCTCCATGCAGAAGATTAGCGATGAGGTTTATCACCAAATGTTTAGCGAACGAAATAGTTTAGTCCGTACAATTGGTCAGACTCTTCGTATGCGTGGGAGTGAAATTAAGCAACTCATCGACAAGGGATTAGGGTCTATATCAACTAGGCTTAAGAATGTAGATCCAATGCTCCGTTCAGAGATTAGAAATCTCGACTTCAGGACTGCACAAAAGATTGTAACTGCCTTACGAATTGCTCATCCACTCCTTGAGAAGACTAAACAAATGAGTCCGCAAGACAAGTTTGTTTGGGATGCAGCGAGACGTAATTCAGATGAGGTTAAGATCAAAGAACTGGCAGCAAAGTACAACATGACCGAAGATCAAGAAAAGCTGCGAGCAGTCTTGGATCAGATTCGGCAAGATGCAATTGATGTTGGCTATGATGTTGGCTTTATCGAAGAATACTGGCCTCGCATAATCAAGGATCAAGAGGGATTCTTGCAGGCAACAAAAGGAATTTCCCAGCGACCAGTTATTACGGATGCAATCAAGAAGTATGCAGATAAGCTTGGGATGACAGTTGAGAAGTTTGAAATTGAGTATCCTGAGCAAGCAGCAGATATTGCAAGCAACACAATACTTGGCAGGAACCTCGGTATTGGTGGACCAGGCAACATTCAAGCCAGGCAATATGAAACTGTTCCGCCAGAATTGAATAAGTTCTACATGGATAGTGATGCAGCATTGATGCAATACATCTATAGTATGACAAAGAAAATTGAGGCTAGACGTTTCTTTGGTAAGGTTCCAGAAAGAATAGCAACTCTAAAAGCTGAAAAGAAACGAAAGCAGGTAATGCTCGCAGAGTATGAAAAAGCTAATAATGCTGACCGTATCGAAGATCTTTCTGGCGACCTATTGAGGATTGACCAAGAATTGGATAAGTACAAACTGCAAAGAGACTACACTGAGAATATTGGCACATATATTAATGATCTTCGCTTGAATGGAAGAATCCAAGCAGATGATGAAAAAGTAGTTAGAGATATTCTTGATGCAAGATTTCACGAACATGGAGCTACAGGAATAGTTAATGCCTACAAAAATATGTCATACATAGATGTTATGGGTTCGCCCATATCTGCATTGACTCAGATTGGAGATTTGGCTTGGGCGATGTATGTAGGTAAAGTATGGACACCACGTGGCCTGGCTGATACAGTTAAGAACATTAGCAAAGCTGTAACTAAGAAGTCTGAAATAACTAAGGAAGACTTAGGAATTGAAAGGATTGCCCAGGAGTTTGCAGACGGAACTACGTTGGGTAATGCAGTAAGTTGGGTATTCAAAAAAGTTGGACTTGAACGAATAGATTCAATAGGCAAAGAGACCTTGATCAATAATGCATTCAGCAATTACAAAGCTATGGCTAGCACAGAGGCTGGAAGACAGACATTGCTAAAGCAAATCAAGCCAATCTTTGGTACACAGTCTGAGAGTGTAATAAATGATTTGCTTGCCGGGAATCCTACAGACAATGTAAAGATGTTGCTGTATCATAGGTTGTTAGACTTTCAACCTGTTGCTCTTTCTGAAATGCCAGAGCAATACCTCAAGAGTGGAAATGGCCGAGTGTTTTATATGCTCAAGACATACACACTGAAGCAATTTGATGTCTTCCGAAACGAGGCTTGGCACAAAATCAAGACTGGCGAACGGGATCAGGTTATTGAAGGAATTGGTAACATGATCAAGCTGGTTAGTTTACTTACATTAGCTAATGCAGGCGCAGATGAGTTGAAAGACTTGCTGTTGGGGAAAGAAACTAAGTTTGAAGATCACGTGATTGAAAACTTCTTAACCATGGGCGGAGCATCAAAGTATGTGAGGATGCAGACTACTCGGGAAGGTTTAGGTTCTGGATTGATTGGGCAGATTTTGCCTCCATTCAGGTTTGTAAATTCCATCAGTAAGGATCTTAACCAATTGTATGGATCTTACATTACGGGTGATACAATTGATTTTGATCATGCCAGAATTGTAGAGTCTATTCCAATTGGTGGTAAGCTTTATTATTGGCACTACGGACGAGGTGAAGACTATAAAAAGTCTAGCAACGAACAAGAGTTTGGGAAGATCAGTAAGGAAGTAGATATATTCAAGAAGCAGCTTGAAAATTCGGAAGACAAACGAACTTTCTTGAATTCAAACCTGGATGGGTTCAAGCAAATGAAGATGCATGAAAATTTTCAAAGTGCTCTCAATCGGAACCAGGCAGTAATTAATAAATTGAAAAAGATTGACCAGACAACAAATGTTCGGGAAAGACTTGGACAGTTACAACAACAACGAGAAGTGATCTTGAAAAGATATTTTGAAGTAAGATAAACTTTATAAAGAAATTAAACTAATAGGGCATGAAGAAATTCATGCCCTATTTTTCTTTCATCCTTCGTGATATGCAAATAAGTTATCCGAATCTTCCTCCTCACATTCAGGGCAAATGCTACCAGTAAAATCTTTATGATGTTTTTCACACCGATGGATTTTACTTTCTTGATCTTTTATACTTATCTTTTTAGTTATAACGGCAGGCTCATATTGTTTAGTATTATATTGCCCGCATGGTTTTGGCTCACAGCAATAGCCTCCTCGATATACACAATTCGGTACCATATAATCAGCAAGAGCTGTGTCAATCCCTTCTACTGATTTCCGAATTTCTAGCATTACATCGCGTGTTTCTTTACTCGCCTGATAACATAAGCGTTTTCTACTCATATCAATCAAGTGCTGAGCATTCAACAACATGCGATGATTTACTGGAGAATTTCGTGTAACTTGATCATCACCAGCCCCTCCACGATCTGATCTGTTACTCATAACAAAATGTTGCTGACCTACTGCTGCATGGCGCACAAGGTGAACACTAACTTTTGTTGGAATATTAAACATATTTATCCAGAATAACTGCGTTCTGCTTGGACTATGTTCCCATCTGTATAACTGATCAAGTGAACACTTAGCAGTAAATCCAGATCGCATTGTAGATTCAATAGCTAAATGAGCATCTGATAAATTAGTAATCTTGGTTGCAGTTATTCTCATTCTCCATCCTCATGAGCTAAGGCTGCTATCAAATCATTATGTAAAGCTTCTCTGGGATCAATTACACAGTCTTTTGATTTATTCCTTAATTGTCTTTGTATTGCAGATAAAACTTGTATTTGATAATTGAGCTGTTTTATTTTTTCTTTAATAGCAATTATACTAGCTTCAGTTAGATCTTTAGTAAGAAACTCTCGCAGTAGTGGTGCATTAATATTTGCTCGATCAAGTGTTTTCAGATGTGCTTTCATTATTAGTTCCCTCCACTATTTTAATACAATCTTTAATTGCTTGTATGGTTGCTGCTGCTGTAACTCCATTAGGAATTATTACGTTGGCTGCATCCCTAGTTGGTTCTGCCTCTCGCTCGAGTAAATAAGTTTGAAGTTTTTGTACTACTTTCGCTTTGAATATCATTGGCATTATTACACCCTCCAGGTGTAGTTAATCACTTCAGCTCTTGCATGGAACTTCTGGTTCAACAGAATTGCCAGTTTTGATCACTGTTTGTTTTGCAACCTTAGGAAAACCTTTGACAAGTTTCTTCTCTGTTATATTCCCAAGTGTAATATTCAATCGCTTGACCATGCCAGCAAGCCAGTCTCCATGAGATTTGAACTGTAATAATTCACATTCATCTAGAGCATTTTGTAGGTCTAGTTCAGTTAGTTTTTTCATAAATTGCCACTAGTTTTCATGCTTAACTATCTTAGCAAGTTCTTGTTCTTTCTCACTCAACTTTGCATAAAGCATTCCTGCATAGTGTGCAATCTTTAACAGATCAAGCATCTGTTGGCCTTCCCTAGAGTTCTTTCCATAACGATTAAGGTATTTTTTCATCTGAGTGATGAAATCAGATTCGCTAAATTCTGAACATTGATCGTGACCTTTATCTCCGTATTGCGGAACAGTATATTGTTCAATGTGATGAAAGACTTTTTTACTAAATTTTACCCATTCAATTGCACGTAATGAAAAGCCAGGATCGTAATCTTCTTCCGATGGACAAGGATCAATTTGCATAAATAAGCTCCATTAATAAGTTATTTTATTCAGCAGAGTCAAGAAATTCTATTTCTCCATAAGATAAAAAATCAATAAATCCTATATATTCATCATTATCATTCATTATAGCTAAATTGCCCACGTCATTTAGTAATATTCTACTATCATTTGGAAGCATTTTTAATAACTCTATTAATCTACTTACAGGCAACCATTTTAAGTCATTTTCATTCTTCATTTTAACCATCTAGATTAGGAGTAACAATTCCTCTATTCACCAATTCAAAAAAGCACCTCTTAGTTGCGCTGATATCTGCATATGCATCATGCGCACCATCGAAGCATTCACCAAATAAATGCTCATGCAATTCGGTTAGCTTGGGCCATTTTGCACGGCCAGCCTTGTTTTTCAGTCCGCACATTTTTACCACAGCTTTATCTTTCATGGTACAATGATTTGGCAGATCAAGATAGAAGGCACTTCTCGCCAGGTCTGATAGCTCTTCAAGGTTTCGTTCCATCATCTGGTAAACATAATTCCAATCAAAAGAAAAGTTATGGCAGACGACTAGATCAGCCTGCCGGAGCATCAAGCCAAATTGTTCGGCTGCTTCAAGTTCGTCTATACCTTCTTGGTCGGCTCGCTCAATGGTGATACCATGCACTTCTTGTGCATAATAATTCATTGACCGACCATTACTTTTGATTATGACATTCATTTGATCAAATTCTTCTTCTTGACTGGCAAGAATTGCTCCAATCTGTACTGTCCATGCTTGCTCGGGATCGTTAGCTGGAAGAGCTTTTTTAATGAAGTCGGAAGTTTCTGTATCAAAAAATAGTACTTTTGTAGCTGGTGTCATTTAATTTTTCTCCATTTGATTTTTAATAATATTTCTGTCCATCAATCTAAATACTGTTCTGTCAAGATATGTTGGATCACGAATCTTTTGTTTCTTCCTAATA